TAAATTGCATCTCTACCTCTTTTAGCTCCTCTAATTTCAGATCCATCAGCTAGTCTTTGTGTACCAGCCGTATTAGTTGCTGTCGGAGTATAGGTATTAATATCTTCCTGAGAAGAGAAACGAATAAACATATTATCTTGAGTACTTGTTGTACCTATAGTGGTTTCTGTTCCAAAAAATACTAAGTGTCTGTCGGGTGTAGATACTAATACATCTCTAGAAGCGGTAGGAGCTCCTGAAATAGCTGTTGCTCGTGTTGATGTAGCATTTGCTGCATCTGCGTCCCATTCAAAACATTTACTATCCGTGATTAAAGCTATGAGTTTAGTTCCATAGTTATCCAAGGTCCATGTTCCGGGCTTAATTACGTAGTCTCCAGAAGCCGGGTTTCCCCATCCAACGTAGTCAGATGAGTTGGTGACGGTATCACCGTCTGAGTGCGAAGCTGCAGTTGTATTTCTAACTCCTCGCGTAACACCTGTTAAAGTATTACTACTAATTCCTGTATAAGAGATTTCTTCTGTTCCAATTTGAATATATGAAGTTCCTGAACTTGGGAACAAAGAAGCGTCTGCTAATACAATTGTTGTTGTAGAAGCATTAATGGCTCCATTTAAAGTAGTAGTATATTCACCAGCCACAGTACCACCCCATTGGCCAATGCTCCATCCGTCTCCACCTAATTGTTTAGCGGGTCCGACTGAATAATATTGAAAATAAGTTATGCCTCCAGAAGTCGTGGCTCCTGAACCAGTTTCATTACTAGGCATTGTAATAGTAATAGTTGATCCTGTAGGAACACTTGTGACCATAAACTTTTTGTCACAAAAATCAGAAGCTCCAAAGTTAGAACCCGTAATAGAACTAAAAGTTGAAGTTCCACCAAAAAGAATAATGTCTCCTTTTGAAAAACTGTGATCGGATCCGAAAGTAATGGTTACTTCTGCATCTCCATTAGTTGTACTAAAACAATTAGATAAAGCTGTACCTGATGGATTAACTAAAGGGTGAATGTCATAGAACACACCACCAGAATATACATATAAAATTCTATTAGTTCCGATAGCGGAATACTTAACTTGGTTACTGTTTACAAAATGGTGAAGAGCTCGGGCTGCTCCGGTTAAATATTCTTCTCCTAGTTGAGCCCACCCTCCTATTTTCTCTGGTGTTGAGTACCTGAAACGTACATTATCTCCTCCAACCCATTGTCCTTCAGCGGTTGTAGGGGTAACTTGTTTATTAAATCCAGGCAAAAATCCTATCTTTTGTAGCATACAAAAATCCTTGTAATGAAAATATACTATATTAGCGGCGAGTTCAACCTAGTTTAGGTATGCCGAGTATAGGTCTTTTATCATACAAATTGGTCTTTGCAAACCTTCCATCTGCATGATTATAGTGTAGAAATACCTGACCACAGAGTTTACCTTGGAAAGGTTCTCTCCAGTGTTCTAATTCACAGCCAGAATAAATAATCATATCTCCTGGGCCTAACGTATAAGGAATCCCTTTAGGAGCATTAGGTTTATGAATACCTTTGTATTCATCAATAACATTACTAGATCCTGTAGGGTCTATAAAAATAGGCCATGGATCTCCCCCTAAATTAAGAGTGGTTGATATTTCACAGCTCGGTCTATCTTTGTGCCTTTGTAGAATATTACCTGTTCTATATAATCTACAATAAGCATAGGTAGGAACTAATTTTAATCCTGTTTTCTTTTCCATAGTAGGAATAGTTTTAATAAGTAATGTTTCCATGAATCGATCTGCATACTTTGCATAAGAATTAGGAACCTGTACATCTTTAAAATTCCCTATTAAAGGATTTCTTTCATGAGTAGCATTTTTTTGTAACAACCAATAATCGGCCTCAGCTGAGATTTGTAAATAACGATAAGCTATATCACATACCTCTTTGGACACGGCTTTTTTAATCAGTTGATATTTATCTTTTTTAAATGTAGGCATCTACTACTTTCCCATATTCTGGAGGCATAATCTGATCAATTCTCCCGTGTTTGTCTCTTCTAATTTGTAATTGATCTTTTAATTTAAATAAAGATCTAATTTCTTCATCAGTTTTTAATTCTCTGCCTTCTAAATCAAATGTTTCTGGAGTCCAAATATTAACAATAATAGGAATTTCTTTAATACCTAATTCTTTGGCAACAGCCATTCTATTATTGCCCACGGTTACTTTAATAATAGGTCCATAATCGTGTCCATACTCAGCATACACGGGTTCTAAAATTCCATGTTTTTTAATAGAGGCCATTAAACTGTCTTTAAATTTTTTTTCTGAAGGCTCATGAAATTCTTTTCTATTCAGAAAGTGAATTTGATCAATAGGTAGCTTTGTGTAAATGAGTTTGGTTTTCATCATTAGGGGTTTGAATAAAATTAAAAGATACAGAAACTCTTAAACTTTTATCTCCTTTAGTTTTGGTATTATTTTCTTCTACGCCATGGGGAACCCATGCTGGAAACATAATACACCTTCCTTCTATGGGTGGAATTTTAGTTACTCTCCATAAAGGTCGTGGAAGATTAGGTACCCTTCTAGGTAAATGAATATTAGCTCCCGGTCTTGGATCTTCTAACCATAAACATCCTGCATCTTTGGGAACTTGAACATAATAAACTCCGGAAATATCTGTGTTAGGGTGAATATGATATTTGTTATAAGCATTAGGGGGATTAATATTAGCCCACATATTACCTAACCCTACTTTAGGTTCTATTCCATAGTCTTTAAAAATTTCTGTACACATTTGAAAAAGATGATTAATCAAAGGTTGGTATTCTTTTTTCTCATTCATATCAGTAGGACTATGCCATCCCCCACCTGAATTAGTTTTTTCCACTGTAGCATCTTTTTTAGACCATGCTTTTATATGTTTAAATAAATGTTTATTTAAGTTCTTAGAATCTGGAAAGTCTTTGTGGTAAATAGGTGTTGGCCACATTAAATCTCTTTTAAGCATTATCTTAAAGGTGGTCCTCCAAACCACATAACGAGAGATTGTCTTATTCCTTTTTTAACAGGCGCTACTCTGTGTCGTAGGAATGATGCAAAGAAAATAGCTTGACCTTGTTTTAAATTATCCGGTCTTTTACCTTTATCCATAAATTCTAATTCCCCTCCTTTAAATTCTGAAGGATCAGAAAGTAAACATGTCATTGAAATCTTTCTCACAGTGGGTTCATGTGCAAACATAGTATCAGAATCCATATGCCAATCATAAAAACCTCCTTTAGGGTATTCAGTAAATTGTCCGGGTTCTGTTAATCGCATACCATCAAAACCAAAATGATTTGCATTCGTTCTAAGCATCGTGCTTTCAATTGTTTGATACATCTCAGGCATTGTTTTAAATGGAATCCAACTAATAGTCGTTACTCTTTTTTTAGTATCATGAAGTCCGTCTTTTTTTCCTCCACCCACTTTAGCTTGTTCTGGTTTTTGTGCATGACCTGCATCAATAATCAGTTGGCATTGTTTAGGTGTAAACATAGGTTCGTTGGTGATAGCCATATAAGATTTCCAACGTGGTTCAAGAAGAGGCATTATTTCGGTACCTCGCCAGCGGTTCTTGATGCAATGGGATCATACTCTACATCCACATTACAAACTAATGTTCTTCTTTTTTCTTTGTTTCCATTCCAAGGATAAACACAATGACGCATGTCATAAGGAAATACATAAAAATCTCCTAGTTTAACATTCGGTGAATAATCTGTTTTGCAAAATTGTCCCCCGGAAGCACCTGAAATTTGAAGTCTCCCATTCATGGGTTTTTGAGGAGAAGAATATTCCACACCATAATCAGATGGAAGTTTCATAATCATAACGGAAGATAATCCTGTAAATAATTTTCCTTGGTGAATATGAATAGGATTATATTCTCCGGCTTTCATTTCATTAACCCAGATAGAATTGATATTCATGTCATACTTCTCAATTCTATTCCAATCTAAGTAATGTTTAAAAACACTATAAAACCATTTTAATAAATCAGTGGGTAAAAAATTATGTTGATACATCTTCTCACTATTGGGTCCTGAAAAATGAAGAGAAACTTCGTCTTCAATTTTACCCACGAGTTGTTTGTTAGCTTTAGGGAGTTCTTTTTTTCTTTTTTCGTAAATCTCTGTAAGACCGGCGAACACTTCTACCGGCGTTTTATATTTAAGACAGGTTTGACCAAAGAATACAAAGTCAAAATCCATACTTATTTCCTTTTAAGTTGCTTCGGTGATTTGCTATCGAGTGATAATTTCTTTTCTTGAATATTTTTTTCTAAAGCTTCTAATTGTCCTAAGACATTAAAGACTTCAGGCTGGGATGTACCAGGAGTAATTGTTTTCTTTTGTTCTTGTAGTCTCAATAAATATGAATTGGCTTGGTGTGTATTAACATCTCTATCATCAAAAGAATTATCATGGAATTCTTTTTTAAGTTTAGACCAAGTTGATACTTCTCTCATTCTATGTTTAGCTACTAATTCCATTTGAGCTTTAGCATATAATTTTTCTTCTAATTCAACTTGCTTTAATTTTTT